GAACCCGACAAAAGCCAGGAAAGGATAATCGCCGATATATTCGCCTTTCCCTTCGAAGGAGCACTCCTCACCGAAAAAGCAATCCTCACCGAAAGAGCACCACTTGCCGAAGGAGCACCACTCGCCGAAGGAGCACTCCTCACCGAAAGAGCACTCCCCACCGAAAGAGCAATCCTCACCGAAAGAGCACTCCTTACCGAAAGAGCACCACTCACCGAAAGAGCAATCCTCACCGAAAGAGCAATCCTCACCGAAAGAGCACCACTTGCCGAAAGAGCACTCCTTACCGAAAGAGCACCGCTCGCCGAAGGAGCACCGCTCGCCGAATATTTGTATATCACTGTAATCCCCCGAGGGGTATTGTTTGATTCCGTCGATCACCTCGAAGGCATCGAAATCCGCTTGTGTGTATTCTTTCATTTTCGTTAATCTATTAAATTCAATTCGATGATTCCGTCTATTTTGCAATCTTTTCCGCTTTTTTGTTGATAAGCGATTTGATAAACTCCGCAGCTTTGGCGTCTGTTACCGGGTGATCGCTGCCCATAGCCTCGGCTTGCCGTATCGTACGGTTCTCGCAGGCATTGCATCGATCCTCGAAATATGTCTGAAACCAACCGTATATGATCGATCCGTCTATTCGTCCGTACAGTTGTCCGTATTGCCCTCGTTTGGCATTGGTAAATACCAGGTTTACATCGGCAAGGTTCAACGCCCAGAAATCGTCCAAAATCATGTAGGCCGTTTCCGTTACCTGTGCGTCGTTCATCTTGGCTGAAATATTGAAAAACTCCTGTACATTGACGATCCAAAGTACCAGATATGCAGCCGTCCATTTTTCGCCGTATGTCGCTCGCAATACAGATAACACCGGCATTTGGGATTCGGCACAAGCCACGGCCGACTGCATACGGCGGCAGCTACTCTGTATTGCCGCCACTGAGTAGAGTTTCAAGAACTCCACGCTTGAAATCTTCGCTAACGCCGTTGTTGGCGGTTTTTTTGCTAATTCCGTTGTCATTGTAAACTTTGTTTTGCGGGCTGTTGATCGAACTTGTGAGCGTTTGCCTCCAGTTGATAGTCTTTGTGCGCTGCTTTCGCTTATGCTGCCATCCGGCTTCCGTTGCCCAGAAGTTTACGCAAGCCTTTTCGAGCGAGAGGGCAATGTTGAGATTCGGGTTGAAACGTTGTTGCGTCGAAATCCAAGCGTCATCCTGTAGGAGCGTCTTATAGGCCTTGCGTAACTCGTTTTTGTAAATCTCAAAATCATCACGCCACGTCAATATCCGAGCTTCTTCAATCCCTGCATCATCCTTGCGGAGCGTCTTACGGGATTTGCGTTTAGGAAGATCGGATTCGGGGTTCTCGGTCCCCTCGCACGCGCCTGCGTTATAGTCTTCTACCAGGTAAGAAATAATATTATCTCTCACAGATACTCCAGTATCTTCTACGCCAGTAGAAGTACTGGTAGTAATATACTCCTTATCCTCTCCTTTTATAGTCACTGATCGTTCAGTGATCGTTCCGTGATTATTCACTGATCGTTCCGTGATTTCATCTAATGCATTGTCTAACAATTCTTTACGTATATTTACATCCTCCAGATTAGGTCTGTTGATTACTTGATGACGGGAAAAGGTTGGCAGATAATAGAATCTTTCCGACTTAACGGAAAGCAGACTAATAAATCCGGTTTCTTCGAGCATCTTCAACCAGCCTTCGAATTGCTGGAGTTGTATTTTGTCGTAAGGGAATATTTTAGACTTCAGCCAAACGGGGTCGGCTATTACTACGCCCAAATCATCGGCAAAATTCCAAAGTCCGATGTAGAGCAGCCTGGCATCGCGCGATAAGCGGCCGATCTTCAGATCATCCCAAAATTGGGGTTTTATGGTTCTGATTCTGGCCATACCATAGCGTTATTTTGGTTGTTGATTATTGTCTTCTTTTAGCATATTCTGCAATACATCGACAAGGTTTTTCGCCATTTCTTCTGTCATAAATACATAATTTTTATCCTTATCACATATAGAAATGATGCTATCATGTTTAATGATGTTATAATGTTTTTCGACGCACACAATCATGTTGTAATGAGGCTTTTCTTCTTCGTTTACAATAACATACTTTGCAATCATCTTTTTCTTGTTTTTATTTTTTGTAATCGTGTTCTCTTAATAACCGTTCAATGACCGGCAAGGGGTTCGGAATACATCCGACCATTTTGCGGGGTTTGTTATCCGTCGTCATTCTTCGGCGTTGTATAAACTCATAGGATTTTCGATAGCCATTCCATACGGCGCGTATCTTTACGCTCCCTGGAGTGCGATTCAACAAGCGACCTATATATTCGTTGTCGTTATCGGGATAGAGTTCTTTCAATGTTTCCAATTCCTTTTCCGACCACGGGGGATAAGTCTTTCTTGTCGTCATACTTGGAGATTATTTATGGAGTGGATGCCCGCTGTTGCCGTGCCAGGAGCGCCATTCTGGACGTTATCTCCTGTTTGTATTTCACGGCTGCCAGCACTGCCTCCCTAATACGGTCGATGTACTCTTCATCTCGTGGGATGCGGAGAATCTTGACGGCCAGCAGCGAGTTGGCGCACCGGGGATCATAGCTTACGAAGTCGCACCATCGTCGTCCTGTCGCAAGGTAGTTACCTTGTATCTGGGCGTAATATTCGGGCTTCTCGCGTCGCAGATCATCCGGGGTAGCCATAGCCAGATACCGGGCGTGTACGGACGAATTGTAGGGGCATTTTATTTCGATGAAACCGTCTTCCCCGACCAACCCGTCAGGACTTCCGCCGAAAGATGGCAAATCCTCGCAGACGAAGAATCCGCAGGTCTGGACATCGACGCTCATAATCGTCGAATAGGCCAGCCGTGCCGTATCTTCGTGCTCGCGTCCCCATTCTATTTCTCTGGTGTTGAGTTCCCGGTATTCCAAACAACCCCCGGCCGTGATGCGATCGGCGATCTTGTCGAACACATAAGCGACGGCCGTCTTGGTCAGTTCTCCGGGCCGTGCCCGTGCTCCGGGAATCAGCTTATGCACTTCGGAGGAAGTGAATCGATGCAGACGCGCTTCATACCATTCCGGAGTTCCTTGTTCGAAATAGCGGGAATCGGTCATCGCTTCGCGCTTTTGGTGTCGAACAGATTAACTTCGGCCTCGACCGTCGCATCCTCGACCGCGTTTTTCGTAATCCCGATCTTCTGCATCAGGTCGTCGGCCTCCTGTTCGGTGATCTGACCGCCGATAAACGCTTCACTGATCGCTTCGCGGCTCGTAAGCGTCGCTTTGTCCACGCTTTCGGGAATTGCCGCCGTTTCCTCATTATCGATGTAACGTACCGAGTTGTTTTCGCCCAGCACGCCCTGATCGAATTTCGCAGCGTCCTGCATCTCTACGGACATCGGGGCGAATTTTGACAGTAACTGTTTCAGCACGGTCTTACGCGCCATCGCATCGAAATCCGTAGTCCATTTACTACCGGCCCGGATGTAGTCCTTCTTTGATCCATAGGTTTGGCTGTACCGGCTCGCGTGTGCTTCGAGCTTCTCGCAGCTCATATAAAGCATCTTCTCGAAGCCATTAGTCAGTTTGAAATAACCCACATATCCGATCGTGCGGAGAGCGTCCCGATTCTCGGCCTTTTTGAACGTGATTTCACCCGTGATGAGGTTTTCATCCACGATCTCGCCCTCCTTGACCTCCGAAACATTCAGTGTTTTGAACTGCCCGCTGCGGATGGCCAGCTGGATAAATCCCTTCGCCCCGATCTGGAACTGGGCGTCGGTGCGCCCCTCCCGGTTGTTTTTGTAGGGGATGACATAGGCGAAACCCAGGTTGGGATCGAGAGGCAGGTCGAGGGCCGTAGCCTTGATCGCGGCGAACATCACGCCCATAGGCTCGCACTCCTGCAATGCCTTGTTGTTGGCGACGAGTGCCGTGAGGTTGCTTACGAAGCTGTCTTTCTTGGCTCCCAGGACGCTCGTCAGATAATTCTGGGTGCGTTCGCTGGTAATTTGACGGTTGAACAGCGTCAATCCCGTTGCTTGTTGTTCCATAATATTTACTGTTTTTGATTGATATATACTACGCGAGAAGAATATTTCCGGGGATCGAAAGGCCGCATCATATAATTGATATGATTGCGTATGTCGGCAGCCGAAAGTTTTCGGGACCATTCCCCGTCAGATACGATATGATTCGGATCAGCGATTTCGTAAATCTCGATTCTCGTTTTCATGTCAGCTATTTTAACAATTCATTCAGTTTCTCCATCACCCGGGGAACCTCCTCGTCCGTGGCCGTACACCAGGCGCTCGCTATGCTCGTTTCCTCCCGTATCGGGACGTCGATCCATTCCGTCATTCCCATCGAATGCACCGCGCCCTGCCGCTCGGTTTCCACCGTATAGCGTCCCTGCACCGCAACGCCGTGATATTCTATCTGAAAGTCGAAAGATTCCATAGTACCCGCAAATGTCCTCCGGGTGATGTAATCGGCGATGCGTTTGGCGAAAGTCCGAATCTCCTGATCGGTCAGATGAATTGTCGTTTGCGGCCGGTTGAAACGGGTGCTCTCGAAGAAGTAATATTCTTCCGAGGGTTCTTTCCGAGTGGACGGCGGCATTTGAGCGTAGTAGGAAGTATTCATCGCTGTTCGAAAATTTTATTCAACAGATAGCGGGTGATCCGCATACGCCGGGGACCGGACAGCGCCCAGCCGAACACCAGGCAAACAGGAACGGAAACTACTACGAGTGTAATTAAGTGTGCCATACTCTTACCGAATTTCGACCCGATAGACACGAGGTCGGTTTTGGAGTTTATGTGCCCGGCGGCGGGACTTGTCGATTGTCCGGCGCACCTTGTTCTTGAGACGGTACCACGCACGCCAGAGGCGGCCCGCAAGCGTGCCCCACAGACTTTTGACTGTGCTTTCGGAAAAGAAGGTTTGCATGTTGGTAAAGATTTACTTGTGGATGATATTTGCTGTTATTCTGCTGCTTCGACAAACTCGCCGCCTTTCAGTTGATAGAAAACATCCTCCTTGAGCGATTTCCCATCGATCTGTGCAGACCTTACGCACACTGGTTTCAGATCCTCGCCATATTCAGCGAGGGTAATCCAGCTACCTTTCTTTGCCTTTATTTTTGAATCTATACCTATGGCTGCTACAACAGCATTGTTACCTTCGCTTTCGATCTTTGCGAGGTCGCCCGAGGAGCCGATCTTTGCGTCGTCGCCCGAGGAGCCGATCTGTGCGAGGTCGCCCGAGGAGCCGATCTGTGCGCCGTAGCCCGAGGAGCCGATCTTTGCGAGGTAGCCCGAGGAGCCGATCTTTGCGAGGTAGCCCGAGGAGCCGATCTGTGCGCCGTCGCCCGAGGAGCCGATCTGTGCGAGGTCGCCCGAGGAGCCGATCTTTGCGTCGTCGCCCGAGGAGCCGATCTTTGCGAGGTAGCCCGAGGAGCCGATCTTTGCGAGGTAGCCCGAGGAGCCGATCTGTGCG